TCCGATCTCGCCTCCGGCAGCCTTGGTTGCGACGGTGACCTGACCGTCCTTGGTACCTGCCGTAGCCGCCGACAGCTTGACGACAGCTCCCGGAGTGGGAGCTGCACCGACACCGTCCCAGATGCACTTGACGTTGCCGTTCGTCGCGATCTGGGCGATTGCCTTGCCGGTGTTGACCTTGGCGAGGTCGACGTCCTCCATGCAGACGCCGAGCGGAATGACACCTGCGTCGGTAGCCGACACCATTCTGGCGCACTGCGCCGGCGAGATGGTCGAACCAGCGACGGCCTTGACGACCTGCCACCTTGCGAAGGCGACACCGCCAGTGAGCAGGTATCCCTTGCTGAGGATGTGATCCATGCCAGGCATTGGCTACGCCTCCCTTCCGGAGTAGCTGTCCGCGCGGTAGGCGAGGTACAGGTCGGGGTTGGCGCGGCACACGACCTGAATCGCATCGGCGACGGCCAGCTCCTTGCCGGTCTCGCTCAGGTGCTTGGCCCTGGTCTGCGCGACGGCCTCGGTGAGCATCGTCTGGGCGGTCTTCTCGTTCCCCAGACGCTGTCCGCCTCGCTCGCCCAGCTCGACGAAGCCCGTGTTGCCGAACTGCGCTAGCGCGTCGACGAACTTCTTGGCCATCTCGGCCGGATCCGAGAGGATAGACCCCTCGGCGACAGCGTTGACGATCGCCGGCGGCAGGACGAACTGACGTCCGTTCTGCGTCGCGACGATACTGGCGAGTCGGTCTCGGGTCTCCGCGAGCTTCCTCGCGGACTCGCCCTCGACGAGACGCTTCTCGATCTCGCCCAGCTTCTTCAGGCCTGGGTGATCGGCGAGCGCCTTTGCGATGGCCTCGGACAGCGCGGCCCCTGCGAGCACAGGCTCGGGAGTCGGCGTGGGCACCAGAGACGGAGGAGTCGGGTCAGACGGCGGAGTGGGCGCCGGAGGCGCGGTCATGAGCTCCGTGATCTTCGCCTGGACCTGTGCGTCCGATGCGTCCTTTCCGAGACCCAGCAGAGTCCTGATCTGCTCTGGGTCCATCTGACCTCCTTCTGGTTCGGTGGTGATCTCTGACAGGTTGATAGGAAGCAGGTTCTTCAGGAACGGACGGTTCGTGAGGGCACCACCGAAGAGGACATCCTGGTGAACCTTGCCTGCGGCGTCAGTCCACTCGTCGTCGAACTCCGGGCTGAAGTACCGGTACTCCTTCTGACGGAGCGCTTCCGCTGCCGGGCTGGTCCAGTCGACCTGAAGATACAGGCCATCAGGACGCGCATCGGCGTCCTTGACCCAACCGGCAGCCTTGCCGTCGAGCGCCTTGTGGTCGTAATCGATGTCGAGGTCGACGCCGCGAACCTTCGTCCTCACGCTGTCGGCGAACCGCTGAATCCGATCAGGCGTGAAGTCCATCGAACCGTACACCGGGTGCTCGTACTTGCCTACGGGCAGTGCGTGTACCCAGGAAGCGTCGTCGAACTGCTTGCTAGCCAGATCGACCCAGTAGCCGAACCTGTGCGTCACCGCTTGCCGCCTTTCGAGGCCTTCTTCGGCATCGCAACCTTCTTGAGCCGAGGATTGGCCTTCTTGGCCGCAGGACTGGCCTTACGCGACGCAGCAGCAACCATCGCTGCTCCTGCCTTCGGCCCCTTGCCAGAAGACTTACCGGCAGCGTTCGCAGCAGCTGCGAAACCCATCGGCTTAGCGCCTGACTTGGCCTTCGGCTTGGCAGCACCTGACTTGGCTTTGCCAGAGCCACTTGCGTATCCTGCCATCCGCTTCCTACCTCCACTTCTGGGAACCACGTCGATGTGCACGTTGCCAGAACCCGTGGGGCTGTAAACGGACATCAGGAGCTCCTATCTTGACCATTATATCAGGAAACCTCGTGGTGCCACTAGGGCTTAGGTCTCCAATGTGTTACTGTCCACGACGACCCGACGTACCAGAACCGTCTCCGTTACCAGTCCCAGGCTTAACTGTTCCTGGGGCTGCCTGACGAGGCGTACCTGGCTTATCAGGACCCTGCTGCTGACCTCCTGCAGGCTGTTGTGCGTTCTGCATCTGCTGCAGTTGCTCTACGGTGACCGAGCCATCCTTGAGAGCCGCAATCATGTCTTCTGGCGTGCCTGGAAGCTCGTCGGGTGCAGGCTGAGCGATGTTCTGGTTGAACTTCGTCTGTGTCAGTCGAGAGGTTGCTGGGTCTGACGGGGGAAGGCCCAGTTCCTCTCGCAGGTGGTCTTCGAGTGGCTGGTCAGGAACGATCACGCCTGCACCAACGTAGTTACGGATCGTGAAGGACTCGGTCCTCCAGTCCTCCTGCTCGCCGATGCGCTTCACGATGAGCTCTGGGTAGTCGGCACCAAGCCAGTTCATGTCGACTAGCTGCGGGATACCGTACTTGTTGACCACATCGGTCACGATGTCAGCTGTAAAGCGCGTCGCCTTGAGGAACAGCGTCTGGTCCTGCTCGTCCGTCTTCCCTTGCTTGGACAGGAACCCGCCGATGATCTGCTTCTCTATCTGCGTGTCGTGGTGCTCGATCGACCTGATGCAGTCAACCGGCTGACCGCGAAGCTCAGCGAACGTGAGGACCCAGTTAGGAGGCAGTACGACATGCGCCCTATCATTGGTCCGCAGATTCCGTCCAAGAGCATCAGCAAGTTGAAGATCGTCAACGCTATACCCCTGTGGAAGCTGGATGACAGGTACACCAATACCATGGCGTTCCTTCTGAATCGCGTCGATCTTGTACAGGTTGTCCTTGTAGTACCAGTGCTTGTATGCGCTGCGGAGAAGGCTAATGCCCTCGATGTTGCCGGCTTCCTTGTCGAACGAGAACACCAGCATCTTGTTGATCGGAATGTTGGTGTAGGTCAGGTAGCCACCGAAGTTGCCACCTTCCCAAGTCGGCACGCCTTCCGGGGACGTCCAGAGGTCGACCGAGAGCGGACCGCCATTACGGTCGAAGAACCACTCCCGTACGTCCATCGGGTGTCGAGGTGCCCACTTCTTCCAGATAATCATGCCTCGTGCGTCAGGGTCGTTAGTCACCTGCTCACCAGGAGCAAAGACTTCCTCGAACATGTAATACCCGAAGTCGAGCATCAGCAGACTCTCAGTCAGCGTCTGAGGCCAGGACGTCGACATCCACTTGGTCAGATTCTTCCAGACCTTGCGAGCGATCATGACGTCCTTGGTAGACGTTGAGGCTGGTTTCATCGACCACTGCCCCGCTAGCACTGGCGTCTTAGCCAGCCTCAACGTCCCCCGGACTGTCCCGTCAGACTTCCTCATACGGTCGTAGACCTGAAGGCCCTTGATACCGAGGAGGTCTCGGTTGTATTCACGTCGAATCCACGACGTGAATGGGCTAGGGACCGCTGAACCTAGCTCCGCACCTAGTTCCGGGACAGGCGTTCCTGTTCCCACCCCTTGTCCTACGGCCATGTCGACACGAGCGTGAGGGCGCACCTCACCCGTATCGCGACCGAACCCATCTAGCGTGTCCTCTGGAGGAGTGAACCCCAGACCTGAACCATCAGCAGTAGTGGGACGACCTCTGCGTGCCAGACCAGATACCTGGGAGCGAAGCGGCGTAGCCAACTGCTGACCTGCACGCTCAGTCATCATCTGACTGTGCTCAGCAGGAGTCATGAACGTCCTGTTGGCAGTAGATGCTGGCTCGAATGCCTCGATGACACCACCCTCAGGCGCCATGACAATGAACTCTTGTCCTGGACTGCGACTGACAGCAACAGGCTGGTATCCCTGGTCCAGCAGCTGGTTCAGGTCCACGTGAGGCAGATCCTCAGGGTTCAAAACTCACCTCCCATGGAGAAGAAGCCTGCCGACCCCGAGGTCCCTGCAAGCAGTTGAGCGAAGCCTGTTTCCGTGTCCAATGCCCGTCGGGCCGCGACCTCGCGTGGGGTAGATTCCACAGGAGCGCTGGAGACCATTGCGGGTGTGAGGTGTTGACCTCTAGCGCCCATTTTGAATAGGCATAGGAGAGCATACCTCATGGCGTCGATGGTGTGATCCTCGACCTTGTTGCCAAGTTCAGGGACGTTCTGACCCTTGATAGGCTCTTTCGACCTGTAGTTGTTCAGCTCCCGAATGTGATCTGCGCACTCGTACGAGACCAGGTAGCGCGGCATCTCGATGGGAGCGCCCCATTTGTCCCGGAGTACCTCGACGGGACGCATGAACGAGGCCATCAGATCAATGCCATCTCGCCACGTGTACACGCTCTTCAGTTCCTTGGGTGCCCAGCACTGCACTGAGATGTCGTGCCGACGGAACTCTGTCGAGACCTGAACCGCTGCTTCTGGGTCCGCAGGGTCTCCAAAACACATGTCGATGTGGTAACCCGGGGGCTGATCCCTGTTACAGAGCATGTCGATGTGATCGGGGATCGTCTTGTACTTCTTGTAGTGCACCCGCCATACGTACACAACGTCTTGCGGGGAGACTTGGAACTCGACAGCCGCGAGGGGGTTCGTGAAGCCCCAGTCAAAGGCGATGTAGTTCGGCCAACCGGGGATGAACTTGTAGTCCGAGCTGAGGACGTGCCGTGTCTCATCCCACTCGGGGAATATCTTGCCGACGAAACTGGCGAAGTCCGCACCAATCTCCTGCAGGAACCACTCATGCTCGGTGGTGTCCTCTAGGAGCAGGATCTCAGAGTCCTGCCTTCCATCGGGGTAGACGGCGGTGTTGGCCCAAGATGGGAACTTCCACGACTCGAAGATACCCCGGTACTTGTCACGACGCCCAAGCTGCCAAAGGTCGTGCAACCAATTGAAACCTTCAGGCGTAGTGGGAAAATCAGCGGAACCACGACGGTCCGCAAGCGCAGGACGAATATACCTCTCCCACGTCTCCCGCTTATGCTTGGCAGCCTCAGACATGATGACATGGTCAAGGGCCTCACCGACCAGGTATTCGGGGTGTTCAGCAGAGCGACACTCAACACGAGTCCCCCAAGGGAACTGAATGAACATGTCACCACTACGTTTCGAGTATGCTCGACGTACGCGCTTGTCCTTACCCAGCCCTTTGGAGACAATGAGGTCGTTCCAAACAACTCGGAACTCCTTCTCCGCCAGGTCGTAGGTTGGCCCGACAATCCAAATCATCTGATTCGGCCGCATAATGTGCCGCGGCGTACAATCGCGTGCTGCCATCGTGGATTTGCCAAAACGTCGACCGCAGCATGGAACACGGAACCGAGCAGGGCTTTCATGGTAGAGCATCTGCATCGGATGCGGTTTGTAACCGACAGACTGCCAGAACGCCCGGGTTACGCGGTCGACCCCCACTTAAGGGATCCACAGGGCGAGAGCAAGACAGAGGACAGCGCTCGCTGGAACCCAGGAAGGGGCCGAGAAGCCCAACCCAGCGACCGACAGAATCCAGATGACAGCGAACACGAGCGCTGCTACGCACACGACCCAGTGGAAAAGAGTGTAACCTCTCCACTGATGGGTAGCGGGACGAGGGGTGGAGGTAGTCATTGCGCTCCGTTCGCTAGCCGCTCGATGCCGTCCAGGAACTCCTTGAGAGCGTCCTGCTGCTCTTCCTTGCCGACAGGACCTAGCACGCGATCCACGACATATGCGGCAGCTCGAAGTCGCGTGTTGTCGTTGGCCGAGCTGTTCATCACATCGATGATAGCGGCAGCCGCAAAGGGCGCATTCTCCTCGAACAGCCGCTTCGTTCGCGCCATCGGTGTTTCGCTCTCGCCTCCGAAGAGGTCTTCGAGCTCCTTGTCTGCCATGTCTATAATTATAACATACGGCAAAGTGCTTCAACAAGGGCCATCTAACACACTGGAACACATGAAACCCTTCCTACACCCGTCCAATGTTTTTCCGTCGGCAACCAGTGAGACCCACGGGTCGTGTAAAGATCATGCTCTGCTATTATAATATAGTTATAAGCAAAACAAATTCAAACAAAAAAATCAACAACTGTTACTTGATAACTCAATAGTGCGCTGAGGTGCTCCTCAATCATTCGTCAACAACGCATCACTCACAGAGGAGAACACCATGTCCGAGAACACCGTGAACGAGACCGTCAGCACCGAAGACGTCGAGAACGTCGACACCGTGACCGAAGCCCCTTCGGCCCCGTCGAACATCACGCCTTTCTTCGCTGCTCGCGTCGTCAACTTCAGGCTCGAGGCCGAGGGCATCGACAAGACTGTCACTCCGCAGATGCTCTACACCTACGCCAAGAAGGGGCTTATCGCTAGCAACTACGCCACGCGTAGCGAGGGCGAGAAGATCTACTTCAACGGAGAGGCCTTCAAGACTTGGCTTGCCAAGTACATCAAGAACGATCAGGTCAGCGGAAGCGTCGACATCGAGACGCTAGCCTCGCAGTACATGTAAGACCTGTAGTACCTAGCTAGAAGGCATCTCAGCGCACTATTGGGCTATCGAGTCCAGATAGAACAACTACAGAGGAGATAGTATGCGGAAGTTCGTATCCGTGGGGGTTATAGCCCTCGCGCTTATGACCGGAGCGGCCATCAACAATGGCGCCGACGCAATGGCCTCGCAGAATCCGACGACTTCGTGTAATCCGAAGCCAGTCCATAGGCTGGACAAGTACACCTCGTGGCAGTACGTCACGCCGGCCCTCGCGAAGTACGAGCACATCAACCTGTGTTCGAAGGTAATCGTCGGTAGGTGGCAGTCCGTCATCGTGGACCTCGATGGTGAGGTCGTCGACGAGAGCTAGTCGGCGAAAGTGATGATATCTCAGATCTTGATATCTGAGATTTCGAGATATCATCGCTTTGGACGACTAGAAGGAGCAGCCATGATGCCAGCCGATTGGGAGCAGTACGTCGCCAAGCTGGAGCGCGACATCAAGAAGACGCCCGATCCGATCAAGCGGCACCAGCCTAAGGTCACTCGCCACAAGTCCGCGCGACAGCGAATTGCGGAAGGGCAGTCCGGAAACTTCACGAGGGCATCATATAATCTCGATGCCAATCCGACTCCACTCGCGCGCGACGAAAGCAAGCTCACGCGCAACATACCTCTCCCCAATTGGTCTACGGGAAAAGCCACGGATTCCAGGTAATACTATCGTGAGCTCTACGGTGACCTTTAGGGATAAGAGTGCGCCACGTGCGAGCTACAGCAACTCTCTAACAACGACACTAGTTTAACAAGTAACATACCTTCCGCTGGTCGTCTTTACAAGGTTATACTACATCAAAGTTTATGTATATCCGAAGATTTGGGCGTCCTCTCACCGTCATGTTGCGGCCCAGTGGTCTACCTTTAGGTTTACCAGTTCGCCATGTCGTTAGTTGAACTGTATTGATTGTGATCCTGGCAGGTCAGAAAGGTGCGTTTTTGTGTAACACTTTGACAAACAAAGCCATGGAGTTCCGATTTGAGTTACGCTATAATAAGAGATAAGAACCGATTAGCTGGCCTATCACGCTAGCTAGCACTGTTAACACGAAAGGCGATTAACTTGCGCGTTATTCCGAATGAGGAAGGGCCTGGTGTTCGTAAGCTAGGTCAGAAGGGCCGTCCTGCGACCTACGACTGGGCGAGTTGGTTTGCGAACGGCCAGTCGTTCGAAATCGTAAAGGGCGTCGACTACAGCGTACCGACCGAGAACATGCGTGTTCAGGTCAACAAGGCAGCGCAGAGGTACAATGGGCGCGCCACAACGCAGATATTCAAGACCGACCGTGAAGAGGGTCTGAAGGTACGGTTTGTCGAGAACGCGCCCGAGATGGACGTGGACAATCTGTACGACAAGGACCTCACAGACATAGGAGATCGCAATCCTATGAGTCAGCCGCTTGGTCCGCCTACGTGATCAAGCTCCCGAATGTAGACGGATGTCCTGCGCACCGAGTCGAATGCGAGTCGGGCTACCGCGGATGCGGTGCAAAAGTAGGAAAGCCGCACGCCTTCAGGTGCTCGTTCTGACATGTGTCACATCAATCGGATGGATGCGGCGCGCCAGGCAGACATCGATCTCTTTCCTGACGAGAAGCAGGACATCAAGGCACTCAGACACCTTGGTCCGCCTGAGTAGTCCAAAATTGGGCCTTGCAAAAGCCTATGAGGACCAGGTAAAATTAATCAAGGCCAAAAGCCTAGCTTCCAGCTAGGCAACACAGAGGAGAAAAATGCGAATCCAGGAAGCAACAAAAGACCAGCCAGTCCTACACTGCACGGTCAAGGGGCACGATCACCGCCTTTTGTACGTCGAAACGGTCGTACAGGACACCACTGGCCTGATGGCACGCCTACTCGAGTGTCCCAATGGACGCTACAGGTTCTTCTACCTGCGAGGTGTCTCGGAGAAGTACGGCATGATGCGCACCGCTCGACCGCGTTGGGGTTGGTCATGACGCCGGCCTGTAAATGTCCTCCGGAACGCGTCAACAAAGCGACGCATAACTTCACGTGTCCACAGGACCGTGCGCTTGGCGTCATGTGTCACCACCACTTCGGTCGTACGGCCAAGAACTACGAGGTCGAACAGTGCGTCCACTGCCAGCAAGCTCGTAGGGATGAGGCCTCACGTCTTCAGCGCGAGTGCACGATCGACCCTGAGCAGCCGTACGGCGAGCACATCTCGCTTCAGTGCCGCAATCACCCCTTGCTGAGGTGGTCGACGAAGAACATCGACTACATAGGTGCTCGCAGCATATTCTACAAGGAGGGACTGTCAGGACCTGAGTGCAAGTGCCTGATGTCAGACCTGGAGGTAGCAAATGTATGAGGCCATAGTCACGCTCTGCTTTCCGCCGACCAAGGAAGAGCCTGCGCATACCGTCGTGCGCCGCATCGAGTTCGAGAACGAGACCGACATGCAGGCCTGGTATCTCTCGGGCATTGACAACTCGGTCAACGACGAGGAACTGAGGGCAAGGTAATGGGCAGCGAGTTCCTGATCAAGGAAGCACTCCGCATGGACAAACTGCGTGAGCTACTGGCCGATACCAACGTGCAAGACATTGCCAAGGCGTTGAAGGAGCAGTACAACGACCTCGGCCTTCAGGAGCTCATAGCGCAGCTCCAAAAGGCCTAGCACGTCCCTTGCTGCGCTTGGCCCTGTGGAGCAATTCACAGGGCCGGGCGGAAGGAGGGAACATGGTCAGACCGAAGAAGAACAGGAACGAGACCAAGAACATCGCTCGAGGCAAACCGGCAATTCGGGATCAAAGAGGCATGGAGAAGGTTCCATGCTTGTCTCGAGGACCGCATGACAAGTCATGCATATGTAAAGGGACCGGAGAGGTTCTGGTGAAGAAGTGAAGCCACTCAAGGGCGTCCACTTGGAGCTGAACGAGTCGATACTAGGCTTCATTCGTTCAGCTTTGGACGAGGTCGCAACGCGTTACAGCGACGAAGTTCACGATGTAACGCCGAAAGAGGTCGTTGAGGACCTCAGTAGTGACGGATGGACAGTGAACTTCGACGGCTTCGGAACGAAAGTGAGCCGTAGCCGTATCTACCCGGTAAACGGACACGAAGAAGGCGAGCTTCGCGTCGGAGTCGTACTGACACCGAAAGGCGCACTCAAGCTCGACATTCGAATCTGGGGTGACTAGTGCCTCACATTCACAACTTCGTCGAGATAAGTCGGAAGACTTACATTGACAAGGGCAAGGCGAAGATTATGGTCTACTTCAGGTGTTCCATCTGTAGTAAGCCGAAGTTCAAATCGGAGGACGCATGACACACGTCAATCGTCTGGACAAGGCATTCCACGTTCGCATGGACATTTGCCTTCAGCAGTGGACAGGTCTGTACATCGAGCCTGTCGCTAGCAAGCCGTGGACATACGAGTGTGAGGATCGGCGTTTCATCCTCACACGCAAGGAGCTGAAGAAGGCCGTCAAGAAGGCCAAGGAAAGCGCCGGCAAGATCTACCCCGACGTCAACAAGAGCATGATGTACGAGCGTCTCGGCTACACCTACGCAGACGTTTACAAGCTGACGACAGGCGAAGAGATTGGCACGCTAGGAATCACGATGCCATCGAACCGCAAGTTCGAGGCGGACGAGGACCTGTCGTTCCTCTTCTGGGCTCTGTACGAGCTCTGGTCGTTCATCTTCATGGCCAAGGACGCGATGTTCGAGGAGGAGTGATGTCAGCTACTGACAGGGTCAAGCTCACCATCAACGTACAAGGAGGAGAGATGGACCAGGCAGACGACTTCACCGAGGCTGATGAGGTCAAGGAAGAGGTGGCCGAGAAGACCATCTACTCGAACGAAACGCCCGAACAGACCGCACGAGACATTCTCGCGATCGGCGGGAACAAGACGTCCGAGATCATCGCACAGCTGTTCAACCTGCTTCGCGTCAACAGCGAGGCCTCAACGCCCAAGGTTGACGACATCGCCGGCTTCCTCGAGGCCTTCGAGAACGCCTGGCCAGTGGGAATGCCTGCCGAGCTGATCGAGGTTCGGATTCAGATCGACGGCAACACGTACAAGCCGGCGCGCCTGTCGCTGAATGGCGGCGAGAAGGAGCGCATCGTTATCGAGTGTGAGGAGACCTGATGTACAGAGTGACGATATACAGTCCTGCAGATAGAGAGGAGCACCTCTTCAACTGCAAGACGACTGCCGACCTCGACAAGGTCGTCACCGGCCTGACCTCGAGCATGGAGTCAGGCGCGTGGTTCAAGGTGGAGAAGACCTGATGGCATTCGGTGGATCGCACAAGGAAAACACAGCAGCCAACGTCAGGCGCGTGGAGGAGGTGTTCAAGCTCATCCTCGACGAGATGAAGGACGAGAAGAGCACCCGAACGATGTTCGAGCCGTACTCGAGCATCGTCAGGTACTGCCTGTCCGACGCCAGGATCAGGGCTGAGCTGAATCAGGTCGCTCGAGACAAGACGTCGGACCGGCCGTACGAGCAGCGCCTTCGTGACTCAGGTCACCTGTAGCACCTCCAGTGCGGATCGTACTCTTGAGGGAGTACGGTTCGGAAGGGAGGTGAAGTAATGATTAAGGTAGGTCTCACCTACCTGGCAGTAGACCCTACGGAGACTTCGGGTAGTGTCGTCGACCTACACAGAGTCTGGGCAACTAGAGTTCCCGTTGTGGTCGTCCGAGTGCACGTGTTCAAGACGCGCAATCGATACGACGTTAAGGGACCTGATGGCACCGAATGGTCAACCGGCAGGCTTGAACCGCTCAACCAAGTGGTTCGACTCAGGGCTTGCGCTTAGGCTTTGCCTGGCGCTAGTCACGTCCATTGTCGCGATCCCACTGATATGCACCATAATCGGCGCTCCTGTGGGACTCGCCCTATTCGCGGCCGGGTGTAAGCCGCTCAAGAACTACATGACCGAGAAGGCAGACCAGCAAGCTGTCGCAGCATACGCAAGGCAGCTACAACAGAGGAGAAAGAAGCCATGACCAACACCGACATCCCGGAGATCGCGAAGCCGTACCTACCGGAGCAGCTCTACACGGACGCTATCCGTGCGGAGCTCGGCGAAGAGGGCGTTCGTGAACTGGTCGAGAAGCTGACGGAGGACGAGCGCTGGGTCACCGTCGTCACTCTGACCAAGAACGACTGGACCTGCGAGCAGGTCTTCGAGTTCGCCCAGCTGGGCAAGCAGTGGATGAAGCAGGGTCGCGACGTCCGCATCCATCAGCGCGAGTACCACGGCCTGGAGATCCAGCGGCAGAAGTCCTACGGCGAGATCGTCGACACGGCGCTCGAGAACGAGAAGAGCCGCCGCAGTGCCGAGAACTACAAGGTCACCGGTTCCTACAGGTGAGCAAGGTAACTGACCGCGTCGCACGACTGCCCTGGGTGACACGCCTGGAGAAGACTCGGCCGTGCGACGGCTATCGGTGGTCGGCGATGCCACTCAAGGCACTGTATGGCAGGGGCAACAAGCCTCCTGTTCCTGGTCTAAAGGATAAGTACAAGTGCAAGAACCGTGCACGGTGGAAGTTCCGTGCACTCAAGAACTCGAACGCCAAGAGCGGTGTCTACTGCTGGTCGCACCTGTTCAGCTGCGGGCTCTACGGTGACATGGCTGAGTACGAGCGTACCTCCAAGGCGCTAGAGAAGATGGTGATAGCCGAAACATTTGACCGTTTGTCCTAGGGGGTTCCAAGTGGTACAATGTGCCAAAAAAGATTCCAAAAGAAATCACAGGAAACCACTTGTGGTCCCAGCGCGTGGCGCGCTATAATTATAGTACAAGCAAAAATTCAGCCAACCAAAGGAGAGTCAAATGGCTGAGACCGCGACCGAAACCGTGAACCCGGCGGGCGATACGGCCGATGGCCAGACCGTCGAGCCGACCGTCCCGGTGGACCCTGCTGCCCCGCAGCCGCAGGCCGCCCAGGCGAGTGGCACGAGCCGGTTCCCGCTGCCCGCTGGCAAGGTGACCCCGATCGGCCTCAAGAACGAGCTCGTGCGGCTCGGGAAGGCGCCGGCGGACATCAAGCCGCAGATGTTCTACACCTTCGTCAAGAACCCCGGCAAGAACGACCCCTTCCCGGTCAAGCACTACGACGCCGCCGGCAAGGAGTACGACACCCCGATGGTCCAGGGCACGCTGACCATCACGCGTCCGGGCCTGGTGCTCGAGGACGGCGTCGCCTGGTGGGACCGCCGCAAGGCGCGCTCCACGCAGCCCGCCACGACCGCCGAGGGGACCGCTGCCGCGGGCGCTCCGGTGGCCGCTGCTCCTCCGGCCGAGGTCGCTCAGGCCCAGGCCGCCGAGCCGCAGGGCGAGGACGAGACGTTCAACGAGGCCGAGTAGGCCTCCGGACGGCGGAGCTGTCGTGGCTTCGCCGTCCACTAGGTCCCGCGTTCGGATCTCCTCTGTCGCGGGACCGTAAGCAAATTGACAACTGAAGACGTGGAAGAGGTAGGGGTAGCTCGGTGTGCTGTGCCGTCCAACCTCATCACTCCGAACCCTATCTCTTCCGCTTAGTTTGGCAGGCAGTACGAACCGCAGCGGCCTTGGGGCGTTAGGCCGAGCAGTGGGTAGAAACGAGGAGCCTCCCGGCCCCCTCGTCGGTGAAGGGCGGTTGTTCTCCCGGCTGCTACTGCCTGTCCAGACGTGAGGGACAACACTGTTGCGTGAGCTGATGCACCCGATTCCAAAGGATGGTGGTGACAGGCAAGCCGGGCACTGGTGTCCCTCACCCGAAGGGCGGTTGGCAAAGACCCCCAACTCCTAGCTAGCCGCCCTTCTTCACCACTCTAGGGAGTATTACATGGAAGACCTCACAGAGGGCGAACGTGTAACGCTTCGAGACGTCCTCGACATCGAAATCGAATCGTTCGAGGACGCGATGCACAAAGACACGGAACAAACGCCAGATTGTGATCGGCCAAAGAGCTGGGACGAGCTCCTAGCAAGGACAGGGAGCTACGGCGGTGTCTTGACCGATCTACGAAGCATCAGAAAGAAGGTGACGGGATGACATCCGCAGCACCGGAGGAAGCGCCTCCGAAGTTGTACGAGCACTGCCTCACGGTGTTCGGGCAGATGAAGAAGGAAGCGAAGGCAACCACGATCGAGGACGAGCACGCACTGGTATACGAAGGCTTCTTGACGAGGCTCTTCAACCAGCTCGAGCTCGCCACTCCCTACTACACCAGCGTCATGCAGCGCCTACGCAAGATGGGCTGTGTCAGGCAGCTGTCACGTGGAGGGGGAGCTGCTCCTTCCAAGTGGCTGCTGGTTGACGACCCTACCTGGGAGTTGTTTGACGGTTCGGAGAACAAGCTCCTCCGCGACAACACCTGGAAGGGTCAGGTCAACGGACAGCTCCTAGCACTACAGGACCGCATCCAGGCGCTGGAGGACATATTCGAGTCCATGCTAGACCAGGAGAAGGCTTCATGAGCTGGTTCGTCACCATCGAGGTCGAGAACGAGGAGAAGGCCAACTTCCTCGTCAACAACACCAAGGAGACCGATTCGATGCTCGTCGTCAACACTGAAGGCGACGAGGTCGAGCTCAACATCCTGAGCATCGCCGCCTACCAGAAGGTGGACTAATGGATCCGGCACAACTGCGGGAGATGATCCACCGCTACTTCGTAGCTCGCTACGGCGAGAACTACACATTCAGGGCTCCTGAGACGTTCGACAACGCCTTGGAGCGCTGGATGCTCTACGTCGCTGGCGGTTCAGGTGATCTGGCCGAGCAGGAGATCGTCAAGATCGAGGTGATGTGTCGTGGCTGACACCTTGATGGAGGAAGCCTCCCGTTGTCCCGAGTGTAAGCAGCCCGGCAAGCAGGCAGGTTCCCAACATCCACAGGGCTCGGCTCCTGGGACGCGGGTGCTGACCTTTGTCTGCGAGAACAGCCGCTGCCCTCGTGAGGGGGACAACTGGTTGATTCAGGTCAACGCTGACGGCACTGTCCCTCAGCGCACCGAGCGAGGTCCGAAGACGTTCGCTATGCCGAGGCAGAGTTCGGTGATTATGCAGCGTGCTCGTGACGAGCTGAAGCTCATCGAGTACATGACCCTGCATCCGCACCTTACCGACGCGGAAGCGAAACGAGCTCTGGGAGGGTAGTAAAGCTGTTAGACAGCGTTAGACAGAGAGCGTCCAGCGACCCTTACTAGGGTGCGCAAGCAATGGACAAAAGCTGTTAGACCGCGATAGACTACGGTCTATAAGTGTCTATACGAGAGACACAGCTACAGAGAGCGCGCGATGGATATCGACGAAACCATCCGGCAGATGATGCTCGATGAAGCCGAAGACGCCCCATGCATAACGCCTGTTGATTACGGCAGGCTAAGAGGTATACGCCCCCAACTGGTTTACTACCACATTCGCGCTGGGCACATTCGCGCTGGGAAGTGCAACTGCGGTAGAAAGGTTATCGACAAGGAGGAAGCCGATGGGTACTTTCGTTCAATCGGCAAGCTCGCACCCCACCGCGAGGGACCTTCTGAACCTGCTCCACGTGATGGAGCTGGAGGACCCGAGTCAGCTTGACAAGCCGTTCTGCTACTGGGATGGCGAGTACGGCTGGACTGTCTGGGGTGGCAAGCTCGAGATCTACGACAACGCCCCGAACGACGAGCGCATCTGTTTGTCGTCCTACGACTCGGAAGCCGTCGCGGCTAACGATCTGCGCGAGAAGGTCAAGCAGGAAAGCCTTCGACCACCAGTTCCTGTGGACCCTAAGATCGTGCAGGCCCGGGAAGCGGGCCTACTGCCAGACTAGGAGGGTGACGTGGCTAAGCCAAAGTGTTCCGAATGTGGGGCACCTTCAGGAGATCCGCACAACAAGAAGTGCTCCAAGGCCAGATCAAGCAGGACTGGCAAGGGCGGCGGAGACAAGCCACTTCCGAGACCTGGCAACCAAAGGGGACAGGGTACTCCAGGATACGGAGAGCCTTGTCCGCCGCATAACCCGACCGTCTACAAGCAGGACAAAGACGGTAACAACTTGTACCGCTGCAAGAAGTGCAAGACGGTACTTGGAAGGGGCCTTTAGGAGGGAGATGGTCAGCCGACGGACAGGTAAGAAACTACCTCCACGTCGTAGCACGGAGGAGAAGAAGAAGGAACCACGTACCAGGCGTGAGGCGCAGATGAAGCACCAAGCACAGGTACGCAACGAGAGACGTAACAAAGAGGAGTAGTCATGGCTGACGACAAGGATAAGGCCAAGGACAAGGAGATCAAGGACGCGATCAAGAGGGAGGGCGACAAGGTCGAGCCCAAGGACAAGGACGCCCTCGCCAAGATCCGCGACCGTACGGGTGCCGGAAAGGAGGGCAACGGCGGCAAGAAGGGCAAGAAGAAGTAGTGGCCCTTTGTACGAAGGTGCCCTGTGAGCATGTCGGTCGTAACAAGCACTGCGTGACGATCGGTTGTCCGAACAGCATCTTCAACTGCCCGGAGCACAAGATCTCCACCAGACCGGGTGACTAGCCTTGTCTATTTGGACCAAGGTCTGCAAAGCGTGTCAGAAGCGCGACTGCAGCAAATGCGCAGGTGATTGTGACTGTGCCAAGAACGGACATCCCAACAAGTCCTGAAGGGAAGGGCAACAGTGGGAGACAAGAAGGCCCCGAAGAAGGGCAAGGAGACGGAAGCAGAGAAGACCCTGCGACTGGCTCTGGATCACGATGCCAGTGACTGGAGCAAGATCTCCGAGCCCGCTCCGGGACACGAGCCGAAAGGTGGCAAGTAATGGGTAAGCACGACGCGCCCGGCAAGCCCGACCAGGGCAAGGGCGGATCAGGAACTCGCGGCAAGCCGGACACTGGCGGTAAGGGGGGCAACGGAAAGTGAGCACCAAGGACAAGCCGAAGCCTGCACCGAAACCAAAGCCGGAGAACCCTGGGCCGATCCGCATTCCGCGGACGCCTGGTGGTCCTAGGCCGGGAGGTCGGTAGACATGGCACGTGGTGACGAGGCCTACGAGCGCCGTCTGGCAGCGACCCGCAAGGCCGCCGAGGACGAGGCCGAGAAGCAGGAGGCGCTGCGGCGACGTATGGAGAGCGGCAAGAAGAAGCCGCCCAAGAAGCTGTCCCGCGAGGACATCGCCCGAGCCCGACGGATGGACGAAGACGGCGACAGTGTCAAGAAGAAGAGGAAGTTCGGCGGCCGATGACCGCCAACGACCAGAAGGTCGGCAACGAGATCCGTCGAGCTGTGCTCGCAGCGGAGAAGGCTCGCCAAGCTACTGCTCGAGGCGAGCTCGTCGAAGCGACCAAGCCCAAGAAGAGGGCTGAGCGGCCGCAACGTCCCGAGCCCGACAGTAAGAGGGGTGGCAAGAAGAAGTAATGGGATCCACTCCAGACTGCGGACCTCACTGCTCGGCACCGGGTCACCACGAGAAGCACTGCGAGTGTGCTAGCTGCCACGGCAAGCGTACACCGAAGCGTCGCCCTGGTGACTCTCCGCCTCCGCGTAAGCGCCCCAAGCCCAACCCAACGAGGTAACGATGCCTCCGAAGAAGGACAAGCCGTACAACAAGAACGAAGAGCCGGACCCGAAGAACAAGCCGGTTCTACCTCCTAGTCGAATCCGAGAGGACCTCGACACGCGCGGCAAGACGAGTCGCGCTACCGTAGCTCGTCGACAGGCCAAGCAGAAGAAGAAGGACAAGTAATGTCCCAGCGTGACAAGGACGCCGCCAAGACCAAGGCGGTAGCCGACGACGGCAAGGCACGTCGGGAAGCCACTCGTCAGGTAGACGAGGACAACGCCCGACGCCGAGAGGCCGAGCAGGCAGCTTCTGTTCCGGTCAAGAAGCGCAAGAAGTAGCAACAAGGACCGGTCACTGTCAAAGGTGGCCGGTCCGCGAAGGGACTACGGATGGACCGTAGCCCTTTCAGGAAAGGGGTCTCTATGAGGCTCAAGTCCAGAGTGTTGGCATCGGCGGTGACGCTGTTGCTAGCAGGAGGTATGGCGTTCGGGCTGTCGAGTACGCCCGCTCACGCTACTCCCAAGGCGCCGACGGTCAGCGCGCAGATGGTCGCCAAGCTCAAGACGCTGAACCCGGCGGTAGATCTTGCACCGTGCGGAGGCCAGGCGATCTGGAACCTGAGCTACAACGGCTCATGGTTCTGGAACAACTGGAACGGCACGGTCGTCAACGGCAACAACATCAACTACAACAACGTCCACAACGACGGCTACAACGACTGGTGCGTCGACGAGCTCGAGACGGTCGTCGGCACGAACTGCACAGGCAGCCAGTGCACGCCGTTCGCCACCGGCTCGGGCCTCAACGCCAGGTACGACGGTCGTCCTGTCTGGATCATCTGCTGGGCTCACAACGACGACTACTGCATCGACTTCGGCAACTACGACACGGGCGTTCACAACGGCCGGTCGATCCTGCACGCCGGTACTGCCGATGCACGACTGGAAGAGGTCGTGCAGTCCTCGTCGAACTTCTGGGTCCCTGTCTGGCCGAACGACCTGGAGTACGCCGCGAACGGTATGGGTCCGCTTCCCGTGCTGCTCGGGACGAGGAACAACGGTGCGATCAGCCAGGGCGGCGGTGTCTGGATGAACTTCGATGGTGAAGGTCTTCAGTTCAACAAGTCCGTCGCCGAAGTCTGTCACACTCACTGCACGTAGCCACCTGAACGAGGTGTACCCCGCTGGCTGTAGGGAAGCGAGCGGGGTACACCCCCAAATCGTCCTTGTACAGGTTGCATCGATCTCCGGTGCAGCCTGCATGGAGACGATCACAAGGGATCGCCTCACTACAGGTTCGATAGGAGAACCATGCTTACCAAGTTCGTGAAGGGGCTGACGGTCGTTGCCGGTCTGCTCGTCTTCGCTCTCGGCCTCGTTGCCGGGCTCTCGGGCGTCGCGCACGCCAGCTCGTTCAACTGCGTCTCGGGCGCTGGCTGCGGGACCTTCCACTCGGTCGACAACCAGGTGACCCCGCACCCGATCGCCTTCGACGCCAAGAACCAGTCGCCGACGGGCATCGTGATCGGCTACCCGGACCTGCTGAAGGACCGCGCCACCTCGTTTGACAAGGTGGAGCACGAGCGCTTCGGTGTGATCTTCTACACGCTCGTGTACGCGCCTGATGGCAACTGGTCGAACCAGTGCGTCACGCTGGATGGTTCCGACCAGCTCGCGCTGAAGCCCTGCACGCTCGGCCACGACTCGCACCAGCAGTTCCTGTTCAGGAAGTACACGGCTCCGGGCAGCTCTCTCGGGGACGTTTACTCGGTCGGTAGTCCGCAGGAGGTCTCGAACCTGGATCACCACACCCAGTACGTGATCGAGAGCGTCAACTCAGGCCGCTACGTGGCGGACACCGCGACCGTCAGCGCGACCGTTCCCCAGCCGACGGCGACCGATAGCCGCCAGCTGACCGCTCTCACCGTGGTCGACACCACTCCGGCGTCGATTCCGACGGCGTCGCCGCTGGCTCTCCCGAGCAACGTGCTCTGGACCTTCGGCCGCTAGGTCTCTGAACGTCCTGCTCGGGTGTTCCTAGGAGTAATGAGGCTCCGCCCGAGCAGGGCCTTGAGGGACGCTAGACTCCCTCTGGAGAGGATAAGGGTGGTGAACATGCGGATACTAGAACTGACTGGTCGACACCAGTCACAATGGTTCTAAGTCCTTCGACAACGGTGATGTTCTCTTCACGCACGTGACCTGCAGTGCTACGACCACCTCAGGTCACAGTCGTACAAGGACCAGATCCCGAACTTGCACCGGTGCTTGTACGGCTGTGAAAGGAGGTAGACATGTTCCAGACATGCGACATTGAGGGCTACCACGGACCGTGTCACAAGGGACACAAGAGGTGTGTGAATGCGCAGCGACGAAGGAAACGAGAGCTTTCGGCGGAGAGCAGGGCGTACCTGGCGGCGCAGAAAGCGAAGCGTGATCGGGAAGGAATGGACGCCGCCAGGTCTTCAGGACGTGTCAGCGGGTCCGTGGTGTCCTAGCTGTCACATCAGACATCCATACAACGGCAAAGACAAGTGCAGCATATCGTACGACATGCACGACGGAGTACGAACCATACAGTGGCTCTGTCCCTATACCGGTCAAGTCATTGGACAGCTGCCGAAGGAGGTGAAGGATGACAGCACGTCATGAATCCTGGAGCATGCTCTACCCGTTCCAGCAGGAAGGCGTTAACAAGCTTTGTCCTATAGACGACGTGGGTGCTGAGTCAGGTCTCATCGCCGACGACATGGGACTCGGCAAGACCTACGAAGGCGTCGCCAGGGACGTCGAACTACGTCGAGACAAGTACGCCTACAAACGCCCAACACTTATCGTCGCTCCTTCCGGCACTCACTGGAATGGCTGGGTCAGAGTCATTCGTGAGTACGTCGGTGAAACCCACCCTATCTGGGTCATCGACAGGAAGAAGCGACAGGCTCTATCGTCTGATATCGACAAGGCATCAGCAGGTCTGATTCCGTTCCCGAACTACATCATCGTGCACTACGAAGCCCTTCGGCTCATGCCTGAACTGAAGGACGTCAAGTGGTTCCACATCATGTGTGATGAAGTCCACAGGGTCAAGAATCGTGCTGCGCAGTCGACGCGAGCGCTCAAGGCGTTGCAGACGAAGTACAAGACTGGTCTGTCAGGTACTCCCGCGGATGACAAGCCGCAAGACTTCTGGTCCGTGTTGAATTGGCTTTGGCCCAAGCAGTTCAAGTCGTACTGGAAGTTTGTCAACACCTGCTGCGTGTTCGAGGACGAGGGCCTTCAGAAGGCCAAGTACGGACGCACCTTCAAGAAGATCGTCGGTGTCAATCCTGAGGGCGCGGCGGCAATGCTGTCAACCATCAAGCCGTACTATGTACGTCGTAACAAGGATGAGGTTGGCATCGATCTGCCTCCCAAGACCTACACCGAGCGCTTCGTCACACTACCTCCTGGACAGCGTAAGGCCTACGACCAGATGCGCAAGGACATGATTGCGTGGGTTGGTGAACATCAAGATTCCCCACTGGTAGCAGGCGCTGTCGTCGCACAACTTGTCAGACTGCAGCAGTTCGCTCTCGCCTCTGTGGACTTCAGCCCAGAGGGGCGCGTGACGCTTGTAGACCCGTCCGTCAAGCTCGACGACCTGGAGGAGATCGTTGACGGCAACCCTGACGAGTCCCTGGTGGTCTTCAGCCAGTCGAGGAGCATGAGTCATCTTGCTGTTCGGCGTCTTGAGGCTCGAGGAATTGTCGCTCGGCCATATACTGGTCATGTCAATCAGCACGACCGAGATCTCTACGAATCGGAGTTCCAGAAGGGTAACATTCAAGTTCTATGCGGGACAATCAAGGCTGGAGGGGAAGGCATCACGCTACACAGGTCCAGTACTGTCGTCTTCTTCGACCGTGATTGGAATCCGACGAGGAATCGGCAAGCCGAAGACCGAGTTCATCGTATCGGTCAGGTTCATCCGGTTCAAGTCATTGACATCGTCGCCCGAGACACTGTCGATCTCGGTCGTAAGCAACGCATCGCATCCAAGTGGGAAGCCTTGATGTGGATTCTGGGCGACAAGACTTATCCAGGGCTCTACACAGGAGAGGACCTGACCCTCGAGGAGATGGCGATGCACGACGTGCGTGCAATGTTCCTACAAGGAGGACTCAATGCTTGACAAGGACTACTTCGACATCAAGGCGCGACTGGAGCCCATGTTCAGGAATTCACTGGAAAGGAACAGTGCCTTCCTGACCATCGTGTGCTCCACGTTCGACTTCATCGGTCTCATTCCTAGCTCCAGCGGCCAGTTGCCCAGCTGGGGCCTGTACTACCAGGCGAAGGGCAAGCTGCCTGGCATCGACAACTACGTCGCCAACATCACCATCACTACCAATCCCTTCATCACGCAGGACGGTGTCGACGAGGTCATGATCGAGGGTCTCGCTTCGCTCAAGGAGCAGATCGCCGCTCAGAAGTCAGTGCCAATGCTCAACGGTGGTGGACGTAGCCCTTCACGTCCCAAGCGTCAGAACCTGAGTGATCTGTCATGACCGTGTGCGCGCTAGACCCGGAGTACCCCGTCGAGGTCGACGTCACCGATTCTCCCATGTTTGCCAATCTGGTCACGCACTGGCAAGGCGACTCGGAGACTGTCGTCGAGCTGCAGGGTCACATGTATCAGGAGATCATCGTGATCCAGGGCAGCCACTACGAGTCCGTCATCGAACACACGCGAGTCGAACGCCGCGTTGTCTCGATCACATCGTCTCCGGAGCACATAGGTACTCGTGCACATGAGCAGATGCTGGCCTACAACGATGCAGACATAGCAGCTACGATGGCTGCCTACACTGCGTTCGAGACGACTCCGATGCGTGCCATCAGGGCCAGCTATGCCCCTCTCGCCGTCGTCGAGGACGAGAACTTCAAGCACTTCGACAACATCGAAACGGCCTGGAACATGGAAGCGCTTCGGCTCGGCAAGAAGCGCTTCCGTCGTACCCGGATCTTCTGCAAGCTGGTCTGGGCCGCCTACAAGACTGCGAGGTCGTCATGACCACTGTTCAGGGCCGCATGAACCACATGTGGATCAGCCCCGCTCTCGACGAGAAGGTCGTCATCAGGGACGCCAGCGACAAGTCGAAGAAGTACGGGCCTTACCAGGTCCACTACCACCCCGAGCGTGAGCAGTGCGAGGCGAAGTTCAAGCATCGCATCTTCGCCGATGGTCACGAGGTCGGCATACCTGGCGGTCCTGCATGAACGATCCCGTCCGCAAGGACGTCGAAGACCTCCCTGCGATGGAGGTTCACCTCGGCGAGATCGTTGGTACAACGGACTCGCAGGGAATCAAGCGCTACCGTAAGTGCATCGTCTGGCTCAACGGCAAGCGCTGGGAAGGTCTACTCTCAGACGTAACGGAGGAATGCCATGGCCCGAGTAGTCATACTGTCGTTTGACGACAATACAGCAGCCGAAGCCTTCGTCGAGCACACCCTCGAGGCACAGGCAGCCAAGCATGGAGGCATACCGATCTCCATCTCGGCACACGTCGTCGCCCATGCAACGATCGAAGCGGTAGTCGCGAGGCCTACCGTTTCGTGTCGCTGCCGCATCGTTGGTATGACCCAGTACTACCGGGAGAAGAGCCAACGCTCACGAGCTGGTCAGGGGAAGTTCGTCAACTACGGCGGCCCTGAGCAGCAGGAATACGTCTCCGTGATGGGCACGCACGTCAAGACCGAACGCTTCGGCTGGCTTATCCATACGAAGTGCAAGCGTCCAGGGTTCTTCGTCGTGAAGCGCTTCATCCAGATGATGCTTGTCGGCGTCGGCTGCAACGACCTTCTGCCGGAGATCGTCGAGAGGATGAATGCTCCTGAGCCCGAACCAGAAGTAGTTCAAGAGCAGGCACCCGTAGGAAGCTGGGACGCTCTCAGCGTCACGGGACAGAATCCAGGTGTTACATAGTAAAAGTAAGACCTTGTGTTCCCAAGATGAACTACTATATACTTAAGTATCAGCTTAAGGAGGTGCGATGATAGCGTCAGTCATAACAGAAAACGACCTGGTACACGAAGTTCATACATCCGAACTTCGCTCGTATCGTGGCTGTCGACGTCGTCACGACTGGTCGTTCAACTACGACCTACAGCCCAAGACAACAGCCGTGCCGCTCGAGTTCGGTGTAGCCTTCCATGCCGGTATGGAAGCAATGTACAACCCCGAGACCTGGGAAGCACCTCGCGTCCTGATCTCACAGTTCGCCGAGGCTGCGTTCTACGACAGCTGCGTGTCGCAGAGACAGAAGTACAACCAGCAAGTCGATCGCGGCATGGACAACGACGAGGAGCGCGACTACGACAAGCTGGTGGCCCTTGGCAGAGGGATGATTCACTGGTACGTCGAGAAGCACCTACCGATCGACGAGTTCGTCCCGATCTACGTCGAAGAGAAGTTCCGCGTTCCGATCACGTACCTCGACGGCACTCCACTCATGTGCAAGTGCGACAAGTGCTGGATGAAGTACGCCCTGTATCGGACTCGTGAGCTGCCACTCATAGTCGTAGACGCGGAGCGACCTACCTGGACTGGTCTTCCTGTCGTCTACGAAGGTCGCGTCGACGTGATCGTTCGGGACAAGTACGGCAACTACTGGATCCTCGACTGGAAGACGACGATCCGGATGATGAACGAGGACTCCGACGTCATACTCGAGCTGGACGATCAGATCGTCGGCTACGTCTGGGCTCTTCGTCGGAAGCTCGGACTCAACATCCGCGGCTTCAAGTACGTCGAGCTCAAGAAGGGCTTCCCTGAGCCGCCTAAGCAGAACGTACACGTGCGTCTTGGCAGAGCATTCAGCGTCAGTCAGAGTCAGGACACCGACGTTGACACGTTTGTCCAGACTGTCAAGATGCGCGATACTCAGGCCTACAACGGCGGACTCTATGACGAGTTCATCGGCTGGCTTCGAGTCGAAGGTCCGAAGTTCATTCAGCATCACACTGTCCGCAAGACAGAAGTGCAGCTCGACAACTTCGCCAAGAACATGCTAGGGACAGTCCTAGAGATGATCAACCCGGCGACAGCTCTCTACCCGTCACCGGGTCGCTTCTCCTGTGGGTTCTGTGGCTACAGGGAACCGTGCCTCGACAAGGAATCAGGAGGTGACTACCAGTACGCACTTGACACGATGTACGAAGTCAAGCCTCGGTACTACGCACTGCGCGAGGCGACAACCGATCACAAAGGAATAGGATAGATGACAGATGCAGACGGGGCAGATCACCCTCCGGGCCTAGTCCCCGACGATGACTTCGACCTCAAGAAGGACTACGAGCGTGATGAGGACCAGCAGTACGCTCAAGACCCTGACGAGGACTCTCGAGTCGCACTGACCTCGGCAGAAGAGGCTGACCTCTACGCACACGCTCCAGACGAGGTCATCAGTGCACATGAAGCAGACCTCGCCAATGCACGAGTAGGCGGAGCCAACCTCACCGAGGATGAGCAGGCCAGAGCTCTGGACATCCTCGACAAAGACGAAGCTGCTGCACTCACGGAGACACGCAGACAGCAGCTCGAAGATGAACCAACCGAGGGTGAGAGGGAAGCACGAGTGACAGTACAGGCAGTGGCGGAGACTCCTGCGCCTCGGAGGCAGTTCGCGGGGATCCCGATCGCTCCCGTGACCGAGGTCATTCCGTTCGTCAACGTCATGATCTACGGACGCCCAGGATCTGGCAAGACGCACGTCGCTGGCACGGGAGCGACCTCCAAGCACCTCTCGCCGATGCTGTACATCAACGCCGAGGCCGGCTCCTCGACGCTGAAGAAGCTCGACGGCTCCGGCAACATCCTCGTCGTACCCGACCCGAACACCCAGGGCGCTATCACGTGGGAGCAGTTCGAGGGCGTCTACGACGAGCTCGATCGGCAGTGCTACCGCAGTGCCGACAGCCCAGAGTTCCGTACCGCTGTCATCGACACCGGTACGGAGCTGCAGAAGATCAACATGGACTGGGTCATGAAGCGCACGCTCAAGGCGCATCCAGACCGTGACCCGGACGTGCCTGGTCTTCACGACTGGGGCGCATCTACCAACCGCATGCGGAAGGTGCTGCGTCTGTTCCGAGACCTCCCGATGAACTTCATCTTCATCTGCCACGAGCAGGAGGATCGGGACAACAAGGGAGTGCTCTGGAAGAAGCCAGACCTCCCCGGCAAGATGGCGAATCAGGTCGCCGGCCTATTCGACCAGGTCATGTATCTCTACACGAAGGAGGGACAGAAGGGAGATGAGGACAAGGCCACCGAGATCAGGCGGCTTCTCCTCACCGGCGCACTCGAGGGCTACGTGACCAAGGACAGGTCAGGCAAGCTCCCGCTTGTCGTCGTAGACCCGAACATGCACAACATCTTCGAAACCATTCACAGTTAGGGACAAGGTACAAGGTATGTCAGGTATCAAAGTCGACATCAGTGACAAGGAAGCCTCCGCAGGCGAGGGTGGCTATCTGCCCTCCGGTTCCTACCACGCCGTCATCACCGAGGTCGAGTCCGCGGAATCGCAGTCGGATGCCAACCCCGGCAAGCCGCTGCTCAAGTTCATCGCTGTCATCCAGGACGGTCAGTTCGCCGACCGGGAGCTCAAGTGGACTGCGTGCTGCTGGAGCGGCGCACTGTACACGATCGTCGGCATGCTCAAGGCTCTCGGCATGTACGAGGACGCAACGGCGGGTGGAGGCCTCAGCATCCCCGACGCGCCCGAG